TGGCTGTTACTGTTTTATCAGGTACGTCTGGAGCCTTGTACTACAAACCTGCTGGTACTACAGGAACCTTCAGCCCCTCTGATGTCACCATAGGCACTGAAACTATGGTCGTTCAAGCTTACTTAAATTTAAAAGTAGGTGATCCAGTCAAATTTAAAGTTGTTAATTCTTCTACTGGAGGAGCTGGAACAGGGACTGTCCCCGCTGGATTAACTGCTGGAACTGAGTATTTTGTTAAGACTTACACAGCAAGCTCAGGGGCAATGACTGTTTCGGCAACTAATGGAGGTTCTGCTGTAAACCTGACTGATGTTGGAACAGCCGCAGCTCCTAATGAATTTGAAGTTTATTACAGTGATTTTGCTTCAGTTGGTCAAGTTCAATCTTGGAATTTTGAAGTAACAAGAAGTGAAATTGACGTAACAACTATTGGTCAAACAGTTGGTCAATATGCACCGTTTAAAACTTACATTTCTGGCTTTGCTGATGGCAATGGAAGTGCAAGTGTTTATGTCACAGACGAAGATGCTGCTTTATCCAATCGTTTGGTTGAAGATGTTTTACAACGTCAGCAAGTTGGAGCAGCGTTTAGGCTTTATCAAGATAAGCAAGCAACAGAAGCATTGAGTAGAAGTATTTCAATGGATGCTGTTTTACTTTCTGCAAGTTTCTCTGTTAATCCAGATGATGCACAAATGGTTGAAGTTGCCTTCAGACCTAACAATGCACCTACATTTGACTTAAGCACTTCGTCTTAATTAATTAGTTATACCCTTATGCCTAGTTGCATAGGGGTTTTTTTATGCGTACAGTTATAAAACAAACAGAACTACCTTTTATGGCAACAGCCAAATCAAGATCTTTCAGTCCGTTAGAAAAACTAAAAAAAGCTGCAAATTTAACTCCATCTAAAAAAGAAGTTACTCTTTCCAATGGAGATGTTTTTGAATTTTGGACAACGCCTTTAACAATGGCTGAAAGAGAACAAGCTCAAAGAGGCACAAAAGATGATTTAAATGCTTTTGCTCTCCGTTTATTTGTTCAAAAAGCTACAGATGAAAATGGACAAAGACTTTTTGCGGCAGGGCAAATTGCAGAATTAAAGCATGAAGTGAGAGATTCAGATTTGCAGTCTTTAATGCTTGCAGTTATTGAGCAACAGGAGGATGACCTTGACCCAAAAAAATAAAAGAGGAATTAAAAAGAAATGACTTATTAAAGTTGCAACTTGGTGTAGCAAGAGAACTGGGTTACACCCTTTCAGAATTAGTCACAAAAATAACCTTAGAAGAGTTGTATTTGTGGTCAGCTTATTTTGATTATTTAAATGAAGAACAAGATGCTGCAGTTAAGAGGGCAAGGTATCGTTAGAATGTAAAAAAAGTTAGAAAGAAAGTGGCTGTTGCTTCAGTAAAGCTTGAATTTATTACGGGACCAGCAGCCGCAGCCGCAGGGAAAATTATAAATAAAACGGATCAGTTAACAAAAGCAATGCAGAAATTTCAAAGAGTTTCTAGTAGAGCTTGGGATAAATTTGGCAATAAAGTTAGAAAGTCTAGAAGAGTAGTTCAAGTTAATCTTGAAAAAATTAAAAGAAGTTTTTCAGGTTTAAATTTACAAGGTGCTTTAGCTGGTGTTGGTTTAGGACTGTTTGCTAAAAATGCAATACAAACGGCTGGAAATGCACAAGCTTTAGAGGTCAGATTAAAGTTATTAACCCAAGAATTTGGTGAATATGAAAAAGCACAGGAAATAGCTTCAAAAGCTGCTAAGACATTTGGAATGTCAAACATAGAAGCAACTGAAGGCGTTACTAACATTATTGGTCGATTAAGACCTTTAGGTGTATCTCTTGAAGATATAAAATCTACTTTCTTTGGTTTTAATACTGCTGCAAAGTTAGCTGGTGTTTCTAGTATTGAAGCTTCAAATGCTTTTAGACAATTAGCTCAAGCATTGGGTTCTGGAAGATTACAAGGAGATGAATTTAGAAGTTTGTCTGAACAAGTCCCTACCTTGTTAAAACCAATTGCGGCTGAGCTTGGAACAACGGTTGGTAAATTAAAAGAATTTGGAGCCCAAGGCAAAATAACTTCTGACGTTGTATTAAGAGCATTAAAGAAAATTGAAACGGAAGGAGCTGGAAAAATTCAAGCAATTATTGATGAAAGTAGTTTGCAAAGATTTAAAGATTTTACAAATGCAGTAGAAAATTTATCTGTAGCTATAGGTGATGAGTTGATGCCAGCAATAACACCTTTAGTAAAACTAATGACTAAATTAGTTCAAGGTTTTGCTGACTTAAATCCTGTTGTCAAACAAGCAGCAATTATTGTTACAGCTTTAGCGGCTGGTTTAGTTATTGTTATTCCTTCAATTGTTCTTTTAGCAAAAGGATTTGCTGCATTAAAAGCAGGAATTGCTGTTGCAGGTGGATTAAAAATACTTATAGGTCTTGCGGCTGTAGCGGGTTCTCAGTTTTTATTTTGGGGTGCTGTTATTACTGGTGTAACAGCGTTAATAATAAAATTATTTAGTGTTTTAAATAAAGGAAAAAAAGAACAAAAAGAATTTAATGATTCTTTAAAAACCAGTTCAGAAAAACATTTAGAAAATGCCTTAGCTATAGAAAAAGAAACTTTGGCTTTAATTAACAGTGGAGATATAATGGATAAATCTGCAACTAAAGTACAAAAAAGAATTGAACAATTAGAAAAAGAATTAGGACTTAGAGAAGAAATGGCAAAAGCAGTTATGACAGATAAAGATAGAGAAGATATTGCTAATGAATTATCAATGGATAAATTAAATAGTGGTATTATTCATCCATCTTTAGGAGGTACAGCCCAAGTTGAGACACAAAAAGAAGTTATAAAATTAACTGAAAAAGAAAAACAATTAAGGCTTGAAATTAAAGATATTCTTGCTCAAGGTATGCAAAATGCTATTGAAGGTCTAATTGATGGAACAAAAACACTAGGTCAAGCATTAGCTGATGTAGCAAAAAGTTTAGCCAGTATGTTTTTACAAAAAGGATTACAAGGAATGCTTGGCAATATGCCGTTTTTTGCTGCAGCTACCGCCGCCGATGGAGCTTATTTTTCTAATGGAATAAAACCATTTGCTTCAGGAGGAATGGCTACTAAGCCAACATTAGGTCTTGTGGGAGAAGCGGGAGAAGATGAGTACATTATTCCAGCCAGTAAGATGGCTCAGTCAATGCAACGGTATTCTTCAGGTGCTAGAGGTGAATCTGTCATTCCCGGCACTGGAACATCTTCATCAGGAGGTGCTGCTGGTTCATCGACAAACGTTACTTATTCTGGTCCAATATTGAACTTTAACTCTGAAGAATTTATTCCTAAGTCTGCAATAGGTCAGATTATTAATAGTGCAGCATCTAAAGGTGCAGCAGCAGGAGAATCTAGAACAATGTCTACTTTGCGAAACAGCAGATCAGCTAGATCAAGGATAGGAATGTAATGTCAGTTGTTGCTTTAACTGCTTTCCTTACTGTTAAAAAAGCAGACGGAACAGTACAACATAAATTTCAAAATGGAAGACATTCTCCTGTAGACGGACATGATTATTTGTCGTTCCTTTATCAAGGTGCAGCAATGAATAGATCAGGCGATAACTTAGAAGCTTCTCTTGTTCTTGCTAATAACTTATTAAGCATGAACCATGTAAAAGAATTTGTAGATAACAAGTATTTGATAGAAGTAGAAACTTTTTTAATGACATCAGATTTTAATAAAGATACTGTTGCTGCTAATGGAGGAAAGATAAGTGGTGAAAGTTGGTTGGCTGCTGGAATGGGTTATGACGCTCAATCAATAGAGTTAATTTTATCTAGTGCTATAGATGCTGTTGGTGCAAATGCTCCACAGCAAACGTTAACAACTGCAAGATGTTCTCATCTTCCTTTAACTGGTACTTTGCAAAATCTTTGAAGCCTTACGAATTAATAGGTCTTGAGTATCGTTTAGGTTCTGATCCTGCGATACATGGCACTGGAGACTGCCTTTCTTTGGTTCGTACAGTATTGGGTCACTATGGTTTTTCTGTTCCTAAAGCAGAGCGTGATTGGTATCGAAGATTAAAAAGAAAAGACTATAGTATCTTTTTTGAAGAATTAAATAGGTGGGGAGTTGAATCACCCCCTAAACTAGGAACAATTGG